CCATTTTTAAGAGATGTACAAGGTCGCAGAGGCATTACAGATTTTAAAGTTGTTTGCGATTCTTCAAATAATACGCCTGATGTAATTGATGCCAATCAATTCAGAGCAGATATATATGTTAAGCCTGCTAGATCAATCAATTATATTACGTTGACATTTGTTGCTGCTAGATCAGGCATTTCTTTCCAAGAAATTGGCGCTTAATAACGGAGAACAATAAAAATGGCAACTAATTTTAGCATCAATGATTTTAGAGCAACACTGAGAGACGGTGGAGCGCGTCCTAATCAATTTTCAGTACAAATTTTCTTTCCAAGGAATTTTCCCGGGGGCAATCAATCACTCGCAGCAAGTACATACTTGGTAAATATTGCAGAACTTCCCGGTATATCTATTGGCACAGTTCCTGTGTATTATAGAGGAAGAGAAATAAAATTAGCAGGGGATAAGTCATTTGCACCATTTACCTGTACGATTTTAAATGATAGTGCGTTTACTCTAAGAACTGCTTTAGAAAATTGGATGAATTTAATTGAAAGCAATGTTACTAAAGCCGGATTCACTAATCCTGGCGATTATTTTGGATCAATTACTGTAACTCAATTAGATAGGACCGGTAGATCTTTGAGGTCTTATAGTATGACAGATGCATATCCCAATGATTTAGGGGCGGTTGGTTTAGATTTCTCAGCAAACGATCAGTTATCTTCATTCCAAGTTGCATTCCAGTATCAATATTTTGAAGTATTTAACGGTACAGCGCAGTTAACACCAAATCTGACTGACATCGCGGTACCACAAGTCGCATAACATTATATAATTTTAAATTATGGCTATAAATTTATTTGGTTTTCAAATATCACGTGACACTGATATAAGCAAAGAGGCACGAAATCAATCTTTCGTGCCGCCTGTTACTGACGATGGTACCGCTACTGTACAAGGTGGCGGGTACTATGGCACCTATATTGATATGGATGCTACTGCCAAGTCGGAAGCAGAATTAATAACACGTTATAGAGAAGCTGCAACATACGCAGACTGTTCTACAGCGATTGATGAAATTATTACTGAAGCAATTGCGGCAGTAGATGATGAACAAGTTGTTGATATTAATTTAGATGGTCTAGAGGTAGATGATAAAATTAAAGCTCTTATTAGAGAAGAATTTCATCAAATTATTAGATTGCTTGATTTTAATATTAAAGGGTTTGACATATTCCGTAGATGGTATATTGATGGAAGACTATTTTATCAAAAGATTATAGATCAAAAGAATCCCAAAAAGGGTATTCTTGAGCTAAGACAAATTGATCCACGAAAAATTCGTAAGGTCAGAGAAGTTAAAAAAGAAAAAGACAAAACTTCAGGTATTGATATTATCAAAGAAGTTACAGAATTCTTTGTATATAATGAAAAAGGATTAAATTATAATCCCGGATTTGCCACAAGTTCTCAGGCACCAAATACCGGTATTAAGATACCTATTGATTCTGTTTGTTATGTTCCATCAGGATTGAATGATTTAGAAAAGAATGTGGTATTAAGTTATCTACATAAAGCTCTAAAGCCGACGAATCAATTAAAGATGATGGAAGACTCATTAGTAATCTATAGAATTGCTAGAGCTCCAGAACGTAGAATATTTTATATTGATGTGGGTAATTTGCCAAAGGTTAAAGCAGAGCAATATTTAAAAGATATTATGGCTCGCTATCGTAATAAGATTGTTTATGATTCATCTACAGGTGAAATCAGAGATGATCGTAAATTTATGTCGACACTAGAAGATTTCTGGTTGCCAAGAAGAGAAGGTGGTCGTGGTACTGAGATTACTACATTACCAGGCGGAGAGAATCTAGGTCAAATAGATGATATCAATTATTTTCAGAATAAATTATATCAGGCATTAAATGTTCCTATTTCAAGAATGCAACCGCAACAAGGTGTTTCTTTTGGTAGAGCAACAGAGATTACTAGAGATGAATTAAAATTTGCCAAGTTTGTAGGCAGACTTCGTAAGAAATTTAATACATTATTTCAGGATATGCTCAAGACTCAGTTAATGTTGAAAGGCATTATTACTGAAGATGATTGGATTACAGTAAAAGAAAGAGTTCAATTCAAATACGCTCAAGATCAATATTTTGAGGAAATGAAAGAATCTGAAAACTTGAGAAATCGAGTTGATATTATTACTGCAATGCAACCATTCGTAGGAACGTATTTTAGTAGGGAATATATAATGAAGAACGTATTAAGACTATCTGAAGAAGAAATCTCGCAGATGGTAAAACAAATTGAGGCAGAGCCAGTACCAGAAATTGGTGTAGGCGGACAACCCATTGAACAACCTGAAGGAAACTAATAATGGAAAATGAAAACGAATTTGATAACGATATTGAAAATAACGAATATGATGACGATGAATCAACCGAAGTAAATACATCCGATGTAATTAAAAACATGGTCGATGATATTTTATCCGATCGTGGTAATGATGCAGTTGATAGATTTAATGCCGTTGTTAGTGCAAAAATGGCCGATGCCATGGATGCCAAAAAGCAATGGATTGCTCAAAATTTAAATAGACACGCAGAATACGAAAATGAAACAGTTTAAACAGCTTAGAGAAGATGCTTTGATGGAAAAATTAAAAGCATCCGCACCTACCGCAGAATGGATACACGATTTTGTTCATTCAGAAAATCCCAAATTTGCTGGTAAGTCTAAGAAAGAACGTATTAATATGGCACTTGGCGCAGCATATGCATCTAAGCGCAATGAAGAAGTTGAGCAAATCGAAGAATTAAGTAAAGATACTTTAGATAGTTTTATAAAGAAATCTAAAGAAACTTATAAAGATGTGCCTGATACGAAAAAGGGCAATAGACTAAGAAATACACTCAAAGCAGCTGGCAAAAGCGATGCAAAGAATGAAGAAGTTGAATTAAAAGAATCATACGAAGAAGCAGAAGAGCATTTATCTAAAGCAAACGATGCTGATGCTAAAGGTGATAAGATGGGATACCATTATCATATGGCCGATCACCATGATGCTTTATCTCAGTGGCACGAATCAAAAGGTCGTTCCGCAACTGCAGATAAACACGCGGAAAAAGCAGACTACCATAGTGACAAATACACCGAACATGCAAATGGTATGCATGAAGCAATAAATCCTGCACAACAAGCTGCAATTGCTATAGCTATTAAAAAGAAAAAAAAGAAGATGATGGAAGCTGACGAAACTTTAAATGAAAAGTTTTGGGACAACGAAGGCGAAATGGTAATTTCTCAATGCAAAACAATTGCAGCCAAAGCACAGATGATAATGTCAATGTTAGATGATGAGTCTAAACTTGAGGCATGGGTTCAAGGCAAAATGACAACTGCAGAAATTGCAATAAATTCTGTTCACGACCATTTAATGTATAGTGACGATGCAATTGATGAGGCTACGGGTGATAAGTCGTTTGATAGTGTGATGAAAAACATTGTTACCGGTACTAGTAAACAAAGAACAGCTGATCGCATAGCTCAGAAAAAACAAAACCAAGAACAAGCTCGTAATGCTTTTGGCGGTATGTTTGGAGGAGGCAATCCTGCAGACAAACTTAAAATTAAAGAAGATTTTGATCAAATAGATGAAGTTTCAACATCAACATTAGTAAGTTATCGTAAAAAAGCAAATCAAGATATAACTGCAAAAACTCTTAACATTGCAGCAAAAATGGGCAGTGGTAGATTTCCTCCACTTGATGGAGTAGAAAAAGATATTGCCAAAAAACAAAGTAGAATTGCGAGCGCAACTAAAGCATCGCAAAAGCTTCATATAAAAGGTTATGTTGAACCAGCAAGACCTAAAACACCTGACAACGGAGACCGTGGCTACGGCAAAGGTCGTTATATGGGCGACTCTGTTGAATTAGATGGCGACGCATTAGATGAAAAAGAAGTATGGGATAAACCAAATCCCAAAAAGACACATCACAAACTTACTTCTGCTCAAGTATCAAAAGCAAGAGCAAAAGCCCGTGCTGCAGGCAGACCATATCCCAATTTGGTAGATAACATGGCTGTTATGAAAGAAGATGCAGTTGAAGAAGCATATAAAGGCGCGGGTAGCAGTGCTTTAAAACTGGCTGACCGAATTAGACAAGAAAGACTCAAGCGTGAGGCAAGTGAAAAACGTGCTCAAGAAATGCTTGGTAAAAAAACTGAAGAGAAAAAAGAAGTCAAATAAGACTAACTAGGAAAAAGAAATGGCTGTTACTAAAACGATACTTAAAAAAGCTAGACAACAAGCAGTGGTTAAATTTGTTGGCGACGGACAAGCTAACATCGATTTAAATATTGACTTGACAATGTCTGACGAAACATTCTTAGGATATTCAAATTGTAATGTAACTATTAATAGTGTAATATATACATCATCGGATGCAGCAAGTAATCCAATACTTATTAAAAGACCTTCAACGGGTGCAAATGTATTAATTCTTTCTGGAACTGATAATTGGATGTTATCTCAGAATTATGGATTCACCGATTCTACAAATACCCAATCAAATATTAATATTGTACTGCCCCCAGCCGGCGGCACATTAATCTTAGGTGTAACTAAGAAGAATGGTTATCAAGAACCTAACCAGCAAATTGCTCCCAATTAATTAGGATAATAAAATGAGATTTATTACAGAAGTAGCACAAGACATTAAATTCCTAGTAGAGAAAACAGAAGGCGGCGGTAAGAATGTTTTTATCGAAGGCATTTTTGCTCAGTATGATAAGCAAAATAAAAACGGTCGTATCTATCCTATCCATATTATGGAAAAAGAAGTTGGTCGTTATCAAGAAATTATTGATGCTAAAAGAGCCCTAGGCGAATTAGGTCATCCTGCCAGTCCTTCAATTAATTTGGACAAAGTATCACACTTAATTACAAGTCTAAAAATGGAAGGCAACAACAATGTAGTTGGTAGAGCCAAAATATTAGAAACTCCAATGGGCATTATTGCTCGCAATCTTATAGAAAACGGCGTCCAATTGGGCGTATCTACAAGAGGATTGGGTTCATTAAAAGAGAAAAACGGTGTTAATGAAGTTCAAGATGATTTTCACTTAGCAACTGTTGATATTGTAGCAGATCCTTCAGCCCCTGATGCCTTTGTTCAAGGTATATATGAATCAGCTGAATGGATATGTGAAAATGGTGTTTGGAAAACTATCGATATCGAAAAGGCACAAAAAACACTTAAAGAAACGTCCAAAGCTAATCTGCAAGAGACCAAGCTAAAGATGTTTGAAGCGTTCTTATCTAAACTAAAATAATACGTCTAGATATCAGAAATTATAAATAATTTGAACAATCCATTTAGGAGACACTAATGTCAGTAGAAAGCAAAATTAAAGAATTGCTAGGTCGTGTGGAATCACAAGTGAGTCTACAAGAAGGAAATCTTCAAGAAGACGAGCGTACTACTCCGCCAATGCAAGGATCATCTCAAGTCGCACCACAAGCAAGTAATATGCTTGCACCGACAACAGGAAAAGATAAAACCATCGCTCCTGCAGGTACTGGTGACATTAATCAACCTAGACAAGGCGGATCTCAAGATTCACCTCACGAAGATTTTGATGAGACAGATCCAGCAAATGTTGACAATATGGGTGCAGTTCACGCTAAAGATATTAACCCTACTGTTGGTAGAGCATCTCTACAACCAAAAGGACCTGTTGGTGCAGCAGCAAATTTCCAAACAGTTGGAGATCCAACATCAGCAGTAAACATTCAACAAGGTAGGGGTAATGTGCCTGTTGGAGAAGAAGTTGATCTAGAATCAATCTTCGGTGACGATTTAACAGAAGAATTTAAAGACAAAGCATCTGCTATTTTTGAAGCAGCAGTTATTGCCCGTGTAAATTCTGAAATGGATAACATTGTTTCTACTTTACAGGAAAAATTCACTGCAGATGTGGAAGAATATAAAGAAGCAATGGTAGAAAAAATCGACGGATATATGAATTACGTCGTAGAAAATTGGATGAAGGAAAATGAGCTTGCAATAGAACAAGGTCTACGCACTGAGATTGCT